AGAAGAAGAAGAAAGAGAGCAACTTGATTTGCTAAGAAGTCAAAATGAAAGATTACAAGAACATCTTCGTAAAGCTGAAGCAAAAATCAATCCATTTGCTTTGACTCCACAAAGAATCAGAGAGATGAGAGAAGCAGGGTTTTGGACTAAACAAACAGATGAAGAAATCAAAGATGTTGAAATGAATGAGTTTCAAGCAGACATCAAAGAGATGATTGAAAAACACAAGCCCACCAAAAGGGGCAGACCAGTAGGTAGTAAAAACAAGGAGAAAATTGATGCAAAATAAATATGTAAGTGAAGAAGACATCAAACAAGTCTTCTTTCAATCAAAAATGGACAATGTAGAGGGTTACGACTTTGACGAGTTGTTGGATTTTGCAGACAAAGTCATTATGTTTGCGTCTTTTAACATTGCCAGAGTCGAGAGGGATATGTGTATTGGCTTTGTTAAGACTCTTAATGTTGAAGTAGCTCAAGCTCTTAAAGACAAAAGGGGTAACCTTTGACTCCAAAAGAGTTTGTTGTGGAGCTAATAGGGGAGGAATGGGAAGGAACACTTCCAAGCCTACTGGTACACATTCAAAGGTCTTTAGAGGATGCTCATAGGTATAGGACGGTTAGAGACTTTGCAAAGAAATTAACTTTTAATGAGCATCCTAGAGAAAGGTCAGAGTTTGATGCATTTGACGATCTTGTAGATGCTCAAGGAAATGGATAAAAAAAGGGGGGCACACGCCCCCCAAAGTTCCTTTGAAATGGCAACTACAAGGAATTATCTAGAAGGGACATTGATTGTCCCCAAGTCTGTTAAATCAGGCTGTGCATTGCTCATACCAGTTAAGGCAGACAATCCACTAGATGCATAAGGTTGAGCATTCTTAACAAATTGTGGCCTTGGTGAAGTAACTACATTAGATAATAGTTTTCTAGAAACTGGATTGTACATGGCTCCAGTCAAAGCTAAAGGCATACCTTGCCCTATAAAATTGCTCAAACCTTCTGTACCTGCTCCACCCACAAACTTACTAAAGCCTTGAGCAGTCATTAAACGCTGTGCTGAAAAGCTATCAGGCAGTGTTGGGCCAAGTACATTCTTGATGGTCTCTGCCTGTGGCTCCATCAAACCTGTTCTGGTAGCTTGTTGTGCATTTGTACCCATCTTATGGGTAGAGGAGGCAAACTGAGATGGAGTAAATACGCTTCCCTCTGCTCCCAACTTTCTAGCAGAATCTTCAATCCTTAAATACCTCTTAAAAAACTCATGTATGTTTTTAAGTTCTTTTGCATGGGCAGGGTTAACATTGGCTAACTCATTTCTCAAGCCCTCTTGGAATGCCCTTACAGCTTTACCAAGCCTTCTATCTTGTGCATCATTACCAGTCATCAAGTCTTTAGCTATGGTGCCTAAATCACTTTCAGCATCCCTGAATTGTTGTCCTGACAGTTTATATTTACTTAACAAGGGTTCATAAAAGTTGCTCTTAATAATTTCTGCAAATTCTTTTTGTTTGGTAGGAGTCAATCCTCCTAAAGCTTTAACCTCAACACTAGCTAAATTAGATAATGTGTCTGGTTTAGGTATGAAATCAATTTTATTGGCGATATTGTCATAAGATGTTTTTACCTTGTTATTCAAGTAAGACATCATTTCTGTGCCTGCCTTGACATCTTTGGGCAACTGTTCACCTATGTGCTTCAAAGCTTCGTTAGCAACAGCTTTGTTCATGTTCTTATTGACATTCTCAAGCTCGTTGCGAATAAACATACCTGAAATGGGCATACTGGTAGCAAGTTTCTCAGTGTTCTGCAAAGCTTTGCCAATAAAAGGGATCTGCCCTGCGAGTTGACCGGGCGTAAACTCGGTAATCCCCATATCAATCAACTTCTGCATCTCAGGCGTAACCTTGGGATTCATCAACATCTGCGTACCCTTACCTACAAGGGCACCTCCTGCAGTCGAGGCCAATGTAGCAGGAACCTTTTCTTCTAAGAACTCACCATAGCTATCTGTAGGTTTTGTAGGTGTTAAAAGACCAGAAGTCAATCCACCAACACCAGACTTAAATAGCTCTGACTTACCTAAGACATTGGGTATCTTGCCTGCCATTTGATAGGCTTTCATGGCTAAAGGGCCAACCATAGCACCCTCACCCATCAAAGAACCTGCTGTAGATACTGCAGGGTAGGATATATCAGATGCGTGTTGTCTAAGCCTCTGCACAATGTCAGCAGGAGCCTGTACATTGGCAAATTGAGCAAGTGCGGCAGGGGCAGACATCAATCCTGCAAGAGCAGACTCAGCCACAGCTTGAGGCATATTGGCAGAACGCTCGGTGTCTTGCAATTGCCTACGACCAGTCATCTGTGGAAAGACCCCAGTGGCGGCTCCTCCACCTGTGTCAGTAGGAGCTTTTTGTGCCATGTATTGCTCACGAGCAACATTCTTTATTTGCTCAGGCGTAGCACCCTCAGGGCCTTGTATCGTTAAGATAGACCCATCAGGAGCTTGTACTTTGTAGATTGCATCAGCCATTATTTAGCCTTTTGAACATCAATGATTTTAAATCCACCAGATTGTGATGCAGTAGATGGTTGAGCAGATGGAGTTGGCTTCCCTATCTCATCAGGCTCAAGGAATACTGGCCTCTCACCCCTAGCTTGTCTATTGACGTTTTCGATGCCATTCTTAACATAACGATCAATCATGTCTAAAGATCCATCAAAAGCCTTTTTAGAACCTTGTGGATCAAGTTTGGTAATTAAATTCATGACTCTTGAGCCTTCAGCATTAGACAAAGCTCCTAAGCCTTTCATGTTCTGAATGCTTGCCATGAAGGTTGCAGACTTTAAACTTTCAAGTTGGTTAGAAAAGTCTCTTGCATCAGTCTTGGGAATAACAGACAAAACACTACCAACAAAGGGGGCTGTTCCAGTACCACGTCCGGGGTGATTGCGAAGGCTTTCAGCAGTAAAAGACAAATCTTTTAACTTTGTAGCTTGATCCTTCAAAGCATTGAGTCTTGCTTCTTCTTTGAGGTCTTTTTTCTCTTGAGCTTCTTGAATCTTTCTATCAATTTCAGATTGTTTCAATTGATTAGCAAAAGCGTGTTGTGATTGAGCTATAGCCTGATTACTTGTAGCAATCATCATGGTGTTAGCCATTTGGGTATTTCTATCCAAATGCTGATTCATTTGCTGTAACAGATCGCCTGCTTTCTTGGCGGCTGTCTCTGGATCCATTGTCGAAGAAATCTTTGAGTAATGGTCAATCAGCTTGGTATAACCCTCACCTTGCTTACCAAGTAACTCAGCAGTCAACTTCAAAGATTCAAATGGGTTGGACGTATCACCCATTTCACCAATCATTCCACTTGCTCTCATCTTCTTGATAGCGTCTGCAAGTTTCTCAGAAGCTCCTAATGGATCTCCAGTTAGCTTGACATACTCACCAAACTTAGCAGGGTTGATCTTGAACTTGGCTTCTACAGTGCCATCAGGCTTGGTATATTGTGTGGTTGTAATCAATTGATTACCAACTGTTGACAATGCTTCTTGTTTTTGTTCTGCAATCAATTGTTGCAAGAACTTTGGATCTTTAGTAATAGAGGCTAGTTTCATAGCCATCTCTGGACTCATCCTCAGACCTTTGGGAGTCTGCTGATACAAGTTGCCCATAGTTTCTTCAATGTCTTTTTCACGCTGACGCTCAGATCCTTGACGAGCTAAAGCCATCCTAGCTTGTAGATTGGCTATTCTGTTTCTTTCTTCAGATTCTTGAGACTTACCAACTTCTTCAGCTACGTTACCTAAAGATTCAAAAAAACTACCTGTCTTAGTTGGTCTAAAGAAGCCTCTAGATAAAGCCAAACCCATATTGCTAAAGGGTTGTTTTTGCTCTAAAGACTTAGACAGTAATTGTTCAGCTTCATCATAAATTTGGTCATACTTGTTCTTGTATGGCTCGGTTGTTTTCGTAGCCAATGGAGCCAATGGAGTTTCTACACTTGCTCCACGAGGTGCCACCTCTTGTTCTGGTGCAGGAGGCGTTAATGGAGGCATCAATCCTGATTGAGCAGGAGGTTGTCCCATAGGAGGAGCACCAGTAACTTGACTCATAATCTCATTTGTAGATAAATAAGTTCTTCTTGGGTCTCCACCACCAATAACGCTAGGATTTAAAGTTGGTAATGCCATATTTAGTCCTTAGTCGATCATGCCGGGATTGTTGGGTTTACCAAAACTACCCCATGAAGCTTCTATTTCTTCATTGGTTGGTGAATTAGCATTGCTAAATGTATTTGAGGTACTAGAGCCACCACTGATTGTTCCATCAGAGTTTAAAGTCAAACCACCACCTAAATCAGCACTACCATCAGAGTTAAACTTGAATAGACCACCACTGCCAGAGCCACTAAACAAGCTTTTTATGCCACTTACAGCGCTATTGTTACCACCTGCGAATAATGAAGCTAGTCCTGCTATTTGACCTAATGGAGAAGCCCCATAACTAGATGCAGGGCCAGAGTAGGTTTGAGTCGTTGCTGTAGGTACTGTATAACCCCTAAGAAGTCCTGCCACATTAGTAGCAGTATTCAAAGGTGCATTGATCAGTGCTTGGTTTTGGGCCTGTGATTGTGCTCCTAAGCTTGCTCCTGCGTTTAATCCCTGAACTGTTGCGCTCTCAAGACCTGTTCCTAATTGACCTTGTACATTAGCTATTTGTCCTTGGTTTTGTTGTTGTTGGAGGGCTTGTGTTACAGCATCTTTGTAAGCTTGAGACATATTCGCAGACTCCTGAGCACCCAAACCTTGTTGGATGCCTCCAAGGGTCTGCCCAGTAGCATTCATAAGCCTCTGTGAGCCTGTACTACCTGAAGATACTCCCATGGCCTGTAAAGCAGGTAAGATGCTTTGATTAATATTTTGTGCAGTATTTGTCTCTAAATTTCTGTTAACTGCATTAGTGTAAGGGTTCAAAAAGTTATTGATCTGACTAGAACCTATGTTTTGAGATGCATTCTGTGCTGTTTGTGCTCCTGCATTTAGTGGATTCAAACCTGCTAGTAATAAATTTTGAGTATTTGCTTGACCTTCAGGGGTGCCATAAATGTTATTTTGCAACTGAGACAATGGTGCAACATAGGGAGCACCTGCATTTAAATTGCCTTCAAGAGTTTGATTGGGATTTAAAGCACTAGTTCCTGCAGTACCCAAATTACTCAAAAATCCCAAATACTGGGCAGGAGCTATGGTCTGCGAGGTTTGTGTAGTATTGACATTGGGTGGTGCAATACCTGAAAATATGTCTGCCATTACTTTTTCCTACCTTTCAGATAGTCTAGAGGGGATTTTAGTGCATTTGGGGGTAAATCGCTAGGGTGAGCTTTTCTAGCCCTAGCCCTAATGGAATGCATCATTTCGTACAGTTTGTCAGTCCCTGCTTTCGTAGACCCATTCCCTAAGGCTGAAACCACGTCTGCAGGGAATACAAACTCTCCATCAGCCAACATAGCAGGAATATCGTCAGAAGTACCATCCCCCTTGCCTGCTACATGGGCACCTTGCCTAAAGTCGTGTCTATTGTTAACAACAGGCAACGCTCCACCAGTTGCGTGAGCAAGAGGCTGTACATGACCACCAGTTTTGTAGGTTTGACCTGCCATATCTTTTAAAGATAAAACATCTTCTACAGACTGAGGCTCTTGACCATACCTATAGTAACCAGAGTCTTGAGGAGCACTTCTTTGTTGAAGAATGCTTGCTAATCGTGGATCAATCATAGATTTCTCGCTTTGCTGTGATTCTCTAGCCAAGGCTTCTAGTTTAGCCAATGGATCTTGGAATGCTTTCTTTGTCATGTAAGTCTTGAGTAAGGACTCAACGATTGGATTGGGAATGTGCCCCGGCCCACCCTGAGGAATGTATGGGGAAACTGTACTTGGCTGTGTTTTTGTTGTTGTAGGAGTAGGTGTCGGAGTAGGTGTTGGAGTAGGGCTAGGAGTAGGCGTAGGCTTTACTGGAGGCTTTGGAGGCTCAGATGGAGGCTTAGGTGGCTCCACAGGAGGCTTGGGTGGTTCCACAGGAGGCTTGGGTGGTTCTACTGGAGGTTTAGGAGGCTCTACTGGGGGCTTCGGAGGTTCTACTGGGGGCTTCGGAGGTTCTACAGGAGGTTTGGGAGGCGTGACCACTACTGTAGGTGGATTAATAATTTCACCAGTCTTTAAGTCTATAACAGTAGTTGTCGTTGTATTGGTAACAGGATCTACAACAATTTCAGTTTTAGTGTTTGTTGTTGGATCAGTGATTGTTTTTGTTTGTTCGTTTGTCTGATTGTTTGTTACTGTTTTTTCAACAATATTTGTTTTTGTATCAGTTTTAGTTTCTGTTTTGGTATCAGGATTTGTTACGACTTCAGTTTTAGTGTTTGTTTTAGGGTCATTAACAACTTCTGTTTTAGTGTTTGTTTTAGGATCTACAACAGTTTTAGTTTCAACTTGAGTATTTGGATTGGTAACTGTTTGAGTCTGAACTTGTGTATTGGGATCAGTTTTAACTTCAGTTTGTACTTTAGTTTCTGGATCTATTTGTGTTTCAGTTTGTACTTTAGTTTCAGGATCAATATGAGTCTCTACCTCAACATCTGGGTTGAAAGATGGAGCTAAAGCCAAAGACCCAATTGTGGGGGCTTGATTTGTTGTTTGAGTAGTTGGTGTAATATTTACAACATTCTGACTAGTATCATTAGCTGACATACCATTTTTAACATTGGTTACGTTACCAACATTGGTGATAGATGGTGCTGTAGTGGGTGTGTTGGTTTGATCGTTTGTGGCTACATAGTTAGAACCACCTGATCCTATGGCATTGGCTCCACTAACAACAACTTTAGAACCACCTACGGTCAAAATAGTTTGTACAGCAGTGTCTTTAACAGCTTTTAAATAATCTTCTAAGCTTGCATCTTGATGTAACCCAATACCCTTTATCTTATCTACGCCAAATTGCATGGCAGTCGTAACTTGTTCTGCTAATTGTTCATTGGCTTGGATACCAACAAAACTTTTTACAGCATTGATCATGTCTGCAGTTGAGGCAGTAGCAGGTAGGCTTTTTAGAAGCTTGCTCATCCCCGGCACCCCTATCGCCTCCCCTATCATCTCTGCTGAAGACATTAACGTAGTGCGAATAGCGTTCTGAGTGTTATCTAAACCTGCTTTAGCACCCTCCACCCATGAATTATTGGCAACAATAGCACCCATGGTAGGGACTGCGGCCAAGGGGCCTCCCACCATTGCAGAGCCAACAGACTCAATGGTGGATGCAATAGCTCCTGCTACATTCTTTTCTTGACCAACAAGCTTGTTCATACCTGTTGATGCAGAATTAGCTAAAAGGTCTTGTACTTTGTTCAATTCACTAGTATCAAATCCTAAAGTACTGCCTAATAATTGAGCACCTCTAACACCTAAACCTGCAATATCAGAACCTGCTTGACTAAATCCTGCCTTAATTACATTCAAAGGATTGGTCTGATCAGATTCTTTTAAGGTATCACCTGTATTAATGTTATATATTGCTTGACCAGTCAATGGGTCTGTAGTATTGCCTAAATTCTTAATTAACTCTTTATTAGCTTGATCACTAGCATTTAGAACAGCTTGATTGGTATCAAATCCAGAATATCTAACTGAACGAGGGTCAAGGCTACTTATGCCTGCTTTAGGGCCTGTGTTAGTGTCCCATTCACTAATCATGCCTGCTTTAGGGCCTGCATTGGTATCCCACTCACTAACTGGTTTAGTTGCCTTTGGAGTTACCTTTGTAACTGTAGGAGTTGTAGCAGATAAAACATCTTTTTCTGTTGGGCTAGGAGGGCTTATTGTATAAGTGTCTCCATTCCATGTAAATTGATGGTAACCTGCATTGTCAGCAACTTTAGATGCATCATCAAGAGTTTTGCTTTTAGTTGCATCAAATACTTGACTGCTAAGAATATCTTTTGTTATTGCATCATTAACTACATTTTCTGTTGGGCTTGTAGGATTGGATGTATAAGTTTTTCCACCAAATGTAAATTTGTTATATCCTGCATCATCTGCCATTTTTTGTGCAGACATTACATCAGAAGCTTCCGATGCATCAAATGTATTTTGCTGATTAATTGTGTTATTAATAGCAGAGTTCTGTAAACTATTAAAATCTGATATTGACCCAGTATATTTTGCGTTTGTACTTTTATCTATTGCATCTTGTTCAGCTTGTGTGTCTTTAAAATCTTGAACTGTTGCTTTGGCTGATGCTACTGCTATATTAATAGCAAGTTGTGATGGTTTTTGTCCAGTTAAAACGCCTGCAATAGCATTGTTAACCATTGCTTGTTGAGCTTTGGTTAAATCGTTATATCCTTCAACTTGACTAGCAACAGCAGGAATTGCAGAGCTAATACCTCCACTTACCAAAGCCTTTAATGGATCAGCCTTGCCACCACTACTTATTTCAGAAGAAGTTAAACTTTGTACAGCACCACCAAGAATATTGCTTCCTGTTGCTCCAGAAACAAAGTCACCTGCCATGGGAGCTAATGTTTGAGCCGCACTCCCAAGTACAAATGCTTTTCCAATATCCAGAACATTCCCACCATTGATCGCAGTGCTACCTGCACTGATGTATGGAATTAACTCAGGATTACCAGTGACCGTTGCAAAAATAGCAGGTAATGGGCCTAAGTCTTTTAAAACACCTTTTGCCCATGATCCAGAGTTTCCTGGACTATAAATAACTTGTTTTGATGGATCAGAAACAGGTTGTACATTTCCAGTTTTAGGGTCAACATAAACAAATGTGTTCATGTTTCCACCAGTTGAGCTTGAAGGTATTTGATATATGTTATTGCCAAGATTTATTACATAATCTGTTATCAAATTTCCATTTGCGTCTCTCAATCCAAATTGGCTTACAAGAAAACCTTCACCATCATCAACAAGAGCATTTTTTATTGTTGCTTTACCTGTTTGAATGGTGTCATAAGTATTTTTAAAAATATCACTTGAGTCATGCCATATTGAATCTGCTGTCGTAGGTGTTTTATTGCTTGAGTCAGAAACAAGGTTTAGTGGAGATGGGTTAGTAGATAAATCTCCTTGTGCCACTTGTTGCAATGCACCAGTGGTTTGTTTTTCATTAATTGCAGATAATCCACCTTGAACAGGGGTTGTAGAAAGTGCTTGTAAAACTTTATTTTCTGTTAACCCAAACGAAGGAGCTAAAGCAATTGCTTGTTCTGTTGTTAAATTATTATCTTTTACAAATTGAGCAATGTCATTGTTGCTAAAGGCTACAGGGTCTTTTCCTTGTAACTTCAAAACAGCGTTTGACAAAGTAGTGTCATAACCCATTTGACCTGCGTCACTCATATGAAAACCAGAAGAATCTACTAAATTCTTTTGGTTTAATAGGCCAGACATTGCATCAACAATAGTTACATTTGGATTAGCAGATGCAACTTTTTGATACAAAGGATCAACACCAAGAGTTGTGTTACTTGTAACATTAGATACAGAATCCACATTTGGTGCCGCAGACAAAACAACATTAACCCCTAAAGCACCTAAAGTTTGTGATATTTGATTTAAATTATTGGTAATTTCATCTCTTGAAATACCTTGTAAAAGATCATTTCCACCTGCATCCAAAACTACCGTTGTACCTTTGGCAAAAGTTCCACCACCTGATATAAAGTCATTTAGTTGATTAAGAGCATCACCACTAGTTGAACCCCCAACAGCTACATTAGTTACAGGTGTACTTCCTAACTGACTTTGTATATAAGGCGTATTTAAAGCATTGTTGGCTAACCAACTATCCCCTGCCAAAACAACACCAGAAACATTGGATTGATCTAATCCACCACTTTGCAATCCATTCAGCACTTGAGATGGGCTAGTGTAAACTGGTGAACTCAAAGGTGCAGTTGTAGTATTGGTGACCCTGTTGTATTCATCTTGAATTGCTTTTTGATCAACACCTGTTGCATTAGCTACATCAGCTACAGATACGCCAAACTGATCCATTGCGGCGGCAATGTCAGCATTAGTCCCACCTTGATCTTGTAGACCTTTGATGTAATCAGCTATCTGTTGTGATGAATATTGTTCTGCCATTTATGTTCTCGGTTGATAAGCGTTAATTACTTGTTGTACCCACTCATCCCAATTATCAAACTCATAAGGTGAAGGAATAGCCTCGTTGTTAAACAAGTCAATTGCCTTCATTCCTAAAGCCCATGATTGCCAATCTGTTTGGTCATCAGGTATTTCTAACTGATTACTAGCAAATGCCTCACACATCAAGGATGCCCAAGATTGGAAGTCATGATACCTAGGATCGTAAATTAGGGCTTGAACATTTAGAGCATTAGTAGCCATCTGTCATCCTTTTGCGTTTTTTCCCACATCTAGGATCAACATAATTTGGATCAGATTTTCTTTTTATCCAAGCTAAAGCCATTTTATTTTTAGCTTCTTCATTATGACTTTTACCGTAAAAATGATTCAAAGTGCCCATTTTGCCCAACATAGGGTTTTTGGCTGTCTTCATTCTTTCGCTTCTGGCTTTAATTTCTTCTTCACCAAATTTATAACCATTTCCACCATCGCCACCATCAGTTAAATTGTAGCCATTAGGTGCTCTTGAGTTGTACTCTTTAATCAACATTTTTTCAAGATCACAAGCCATTTCCCATGAAAATGCATCTGCAATATGGGTGAACTCAAAAACATCAATTCCATACTTTTTAACTGCTCTTTGGAGTGCAGATGCTTCTCTATTCCTTTTATGATCTCGCCATCTTGCATTTAAGTCTTTTGTAATACCAACATATTTTTTTCCATTTTTGGTATTTGTGATGACATAAATTGATATTTTGTTTTCAATATCCACGAACATCTCCTATATCAGCACCAATAATTACCTTACCAAGTTGGTAATTACCTCCTGAGACATTGGAGACAAATCTAAGTCTTAGCTCTCTTCGTTGTTCTTTTAAGTCTATCTTGTTCGTGTTTTGATCAAAGGTGTATGGCCCAGACACATAGTCAGTAGACTGAGCAAAAGGTCTACCTGTGATGTACAAGTCCATGGTGCCTGAAAGAATGAAGTCAGGCTCTAGCCTCTCTATCCTTAACCAATTGTTCTGGCCTATGGGCTGAGGTTGCGAAGGGCCTCCTCCCACCCATCCTAAGTCACTGGTCTCAAAGAAAGAATAAATGGCTGTAGCATTACCACCCTTGACAGCATCTGTACCAATTTCATGTTGATAGAGAGAGACAAATTGCATGGTGGTGGTAATGGTCATTTGGAAGCCAGAACCTGTTGTACCTATGTACCCTGTACCTGAGCCTGTAGAGGCACTTAATACATCACCCACTGAGTAACCATAGCCATGGCTAGTTATGTAAATAGTGGTTACTGCACCACCAGTAACAATGGCAATAGCCTGAGCACCTGTTCCAGTACCTCCAGTAAGGGCTACAGCAACGTAAGTTCCATTTGTATATGCTGAACCACCATTGGTGATAGAAAACCCATTAACGCCTCCTGAGAGGTTTACGTTCCAATCAGCATTGATAGGATAGTGGAAGACCTGAGAGAAGTACCCTGCTGACCTTTGTGAACCCACAGCTATGCCTGCATCGTACCAACACTTCTCACGCACGTTAAAGATGATGGCATCATTACACTCTGTAGAGTCACCTTTTGGATAAAACCACCATATTTCTCCATAACGAGTAACTTTGGTGGCATAAACTTTTTGCCTTTGAGCATAATTTAAATTATCAAAGAAGTAGTTCTGATTCATGGTGTTTTCAATCTCTTTGACCACACCGTTATAAAGCATAAATCGATCTACACCACACCAATAAAAGACACCATCGTACTCAATTACAGACTGAGAAGAAAGAATTGATGACTGACTTGTAATCAAGTCATATCTCCAATAAAAAGATACTGCAGTACCACCTACAGTCACCGTAGTAGGCGTATAAGAAACACGAATAACGCTATCCAAACTCCAGAACAGTCCTGATGGAGCATTAGATCCACCACGAACTGGCAAACCTTGGACAATCTTACCTGTAGCTACGTTTGTAGCATTTGAAGTAGCAGAGACCCAGTCGTTAGCATTACCTGCACCAGAGTTCTGTATCAACCCATCGTTTCCATAAATAAAGATATATGGATGAAGAGATACTATTCCACCAGATATAGCTAAGTTGTTATCAAAAGTTAATGTAGCAGAAGTATTTAGAATAAAAGTTAACCCAGTCGTTGTACCTGCTGTGGTTGTAACTCCAGTTCCACCATAAGAACTAGATAGAGTAAATGTTGTTGTTCCATTGGTTACAGTTATGTAATAGGTTCCTGCAGTAATACCTGTTGAGGTACCTGTATTGGTTCCTGTTACATAGACTGACTGACCAACTTTAAGTGTAGTTGCAGTACAAGAGCACTGACCTGCTGTGCCAGTGACTGCCACGATTGCCAAAGAAGCACCTGTGGAGGCTGTAGCAGGTAAAGACAAGGTTATGGTGTTAGCAATAATGCTAACCACTGTGGTTCCTGTTTGAATGCCTGTGCCAGTGACAGTCTGGCCTGCTCCAATAATGAATGAATTGGTAAATGGATAATCAATAACAGCAGTTGTACTTCCATTAGTTGTATTCACATTTTGAGTAAATACACCCATCTTTGACATTGAGAAATTTGTATAGGTCAGAGTCACAGTACCAGAGGCAGTAGCATTCTTGGTCAAAGTAACTGTCAACCCTGATACAGAAGCTACAAAGGTATTTGATGGAATACCTGTTCCTGTAACAGCTAAACCAACAACAACTAGTGAATTTGGTGCAGAAAGAACAACACTAGCACTACCACTAGTAGTGGTACTAGAAAGAGTAAAGTATCCATTGATTGGGCCTACTAAAGGAGATGTATCTACCGTACTGTCAATTTCTGCAAGATTTTGACCTGCATGGGCAAGAAGTAAGTTATTACCTGAGCCAGAAACATCAAAGAAAGTATCAAACTGCCAAAGATTATTATCATTGGGAGTGAAACCATACAAAAGAAAGTCCGATATACCAGTTCCAATGCCCACATTGTTAATGGGTAAGACTTGTAAACCATTGTTGTATCCAGAAAAGATTTGGGTAAAACCGTTTTGGGGGTTGACATAAATACCTCTAGATGGCCCTGCTAAAAAGGCAGTAATCTCTTTATAACCTAGTATCTTTCTAGGTCTGCCACGTTGAAACCTCACCCACTGTCCATCAGTGTAGAAGTTTCTGTCAAAAACAGTACCATCACGCTGTACGCCTGCTACAGTGTCTAGGGCAAATACTTTTTTCATTGTCATTAGAATGTCCCTGCCTGTATTCCATTGGCTGTCAGCAGAAATTTATTTACCCCCTGAATAGAGATACCAAACTGCCCTGTAGTAGGTCTCCATATACCAGTGTTGTTTTCATTGGCAAAGTTGATTGCAGGAGTACCCACCGTACCATCAATAACGCTTAAGGAAGTAGCTCCAACTTGTACCGTATTGGCGTTAAAAAAGTTAGTTCCATCACAAATGACAGAGACTTGAGCACCTGCAGGTACCGTATAAGTGTTGCCATAGCCAGTTGTAATCTTAAGAGCGTGCCCATTGTTAGACGCTTGATTACTGATCACATAAAGATTTACTACAGGAGGAAACACAATTGTTACATCTGCAGTCATAACTCCTACATACTCTTGGATCACACTCTGTGCTTGTGATGTTGTAAGGGTATAGGTACCTGCCACAACAGGGAAAACCAACGCAGTAAACACAAAGACATTGCTTGTTCCATAACCCACAGACATATACTGTGTTCCATCGCACACAATAAATGAGGACTCGTTAGGAGCATATGTCTTAGTTGTTAATGTATCAAAAGTGTTTGCACCACTACAAGCAATAGAAAGCGTTCCAGTTCCATTGTTTTTAAACAAACAAAACCAATTGTTTCCTAAGCTAGAAGCTAAAGGAAGAGTTACTGTGCCTGCTCCACCACTCCATACCTTTGTTTGTGCCCTATCACTAGCCAAGAAAGTGTATCCATTGGTAATGGATTGAGCAGGATGCGTCTGATTTAAAGTAGTAGATTGAGCTTGGAGGCCATACCCTGCCAACGCTGACGCATCAGGGCTAGAAGTACCTGTCCCTAGGGTAATAGATACCCAAGTGCCTTGAGTGTCTGGATTAGCTGTTAAATAGACATATTTAGCCTGACCACTGGTGAGTGTAGTGATCGTATTTAAGCCTTGATAATCTTTGATCGTAATGGTAGAAGCACCAAGATTACGAATAAAGGCATCTGTACCCACAGAGGTCTGATTGGCAGGGGGCATATAGAGACTGTACGCACCTGTAGGGGTGACATCCATAATCCGAGCCGCATACGGTACCGAGGCGTTAGAACTCACAGGCCACTGTAATTGCGTGTTAGCAGTCAACGACAGGGACAGATAAGATACATCTGTAGGCTGAACCACATCCCCAGTAAAGGGTGAGGTAAAACTACCTGCTGATCCAGTGAAAGGGGTACTGTAAGTCATTAGGCATCCACAGCGATTGCCTGACGATCAGCGATACGCAACTTGTCCTCGTTGGTAAGTGTCTGCATGATCAGGTCATATTGAGCTTTCCACATAGGCACTCTATCGTCATTCTTCAGATAAGGCATGGCCTGTAACAAAGAACCATAAAGTATGGCTTGTGGTGCGTAAATGGTAAACCAATTGGTTTGATTGGTTGAACTCAATGGTTGATTCCTTTGATAGTACAGAACCTCAAAAGAATAAGCAGAGTCAGGCGTAGGGGCTACAAACCAATGAGTGTAGTCATAGTCACAGTAGTAAAGAGGTGCTCCAGTGCCTGTTGTAGCATTGGGCGTGTACTCTTTAAGATACTCGTACTTTCTGAGTAAGATAGGTTGTGAGGAACCACTAACTGTGACGTTCATAGATACAGTTTTGTGCCAATCAGTTGGTTTAGCTACTATGGCTGTATTGGCTACAAAAGCACTTTCAGATACGTTTAAATTACCTAAAAACTTGATTTGGGAAGCAATTACTTGCTCTGCCAACATGATGAAAGTAGGTATGTAGGATATTGTTTGAGCGTCAGTACGCTCTAGATAGACTTGGATGTTGTCTACTAAAGAGTCATATGTCATAACAACTGGTGCAGTCATAATAACGCTCCCTTAATTGTGATGGCAGTAGGAATAAAGTTTACTACAGCAGGGTCTGATCGTTCTAAGTATTGCAATACCAGAGCAGTCAAACTATCGTAAGTTAAAACATAGGAAGGCGTAGTCATTCATTGCCCTTTATAGCCATTGCATTCGTTGATTTTATCCTCTGTTATAGAGGGAAGCAAGGACAATATATTTTTTTTACGCCTAGTTTTATGCTTGATTTGTCACAAAAATTGACCAAAATATAATTTTTAACCAATCCTAGGAGCTTTCCATGCAATACGAATTAACCGTTGAAGACTTTTCCCTTGACCTCGAAATTGAGATGAAATCATCAGATTTTGACTTACTTTCTGACATCCAGAATGCAATCGCTGAAATCGTTGAACTCTACAAAGATGAATCTTATCTAGAGATTGAAGAAGACGAAGAAGATGAGGAGGAAGAAGACGAGGAAGAAGAAGACGAGGAAGAAGAGGAAGATGTAATTGGCAGTCAAGGCACAACCATTATCATCAATAGATAAAAAAGGGGCTTTATGCCCTTTTTTTTGTGTACACAAATTTAGACTTTGATCACTTTGCCCCTGAATTCAACGTGTTTGGCATCCACTACGTTGACTACTTCAGGCCACAACATATGCCCTCGATGGAATGTCAGCACTACAAAACCTGATCTCCAGTTTGTAGGGGAGTTTTCTAGATAATTCTCAAATTGTGGCCCAGTTGGGTCAGCAAGAGTCCCTGTATCAACCCCAAAGCGAGTTCCATTGTAATCATTGAATGGAGTTACCTTTAGGCTATGTAAGTGCCCTGTGACCATAGAAACGCCTGCATTTACAGTGTTATTATGGGTTGCATGAATTCCACCTTTCCACCTGTGTTTTACAATAACGCTGTCAGTTATCCAAGTGCTCCAACAAGGCTCCCATAAAGGGAAGTGATCTTTAAGGGAAAACCCTTTAACAAATTCATATTGAGGAGCATTACTAGCTAATCTGTTTTCAAATCTAGCGTCATGGTTACCTAAAGGCCATATTAACTTAACTTTGTGATTGACCTTCTTGGCCTCGTCTTCTATCTCTCCAAGGGCTATTTCACAGGCTTTAAGCTCTTGAATGATGCTTGGGGTACTATCCCATCCAATTCTTGGAAAACGGCTTATAGAGGCTCCATCAAAGGCATCCCCATTGTTGATAACAGCCTTTAATCTTTCAACATTTTGAATAGCCCAAATTAACCCTTTATATGCAGTTGTCTTGATGCTAGGCCAGAAATGAGCATCTGAAAATACAATAACTGTGCCATTTTCTATACCTAGGTTTACCCTTAGTGGTTTAGGTGCAATCATATCCCTTACCTCCAATGTATCCATGTTTTCTTTGTAATAAGCCTCTAACCTATTTCTTCTACTTTGTATCCCTCTGACAGAAAGACCAAGGTTTTTAGCCATAATTGTGGGATTTTTGTTAAACATCTCAAAGAGAGTTATAAATTCCATGTCGCTGTAGAACTTCATAAATGCTTTCTCCAATAGAGAGTTAGTTTCCCACCCCAAGGTAAGGTAGGTTCAAACAGTTTATAACCACATGAAATCAATGAGTTTGCAGATGGAAAGTTGTCTGTAGTGTCTGTGATTAACCAATTCCATCCCAAGGAGCGTGCTTTACGTTCTCTTGCTTTAATAAGCTTCTTTTGTATACCTTTCCCCCTAAACGATCTAATAACTCCAGAGCGACATAAATAACCACAATCGCCCCAACGAGTACTAGGTACAAGCCCACAGAAAGCAATACAAACATCTCCATCAAAAGCCCCCCACCAATAGCCTTTAGATACATCGTATATCTCGTCTTGGGGAAGGCATTGCTTTTGCATCTTATTTAAAAGATGTTCATGAACAATGTTATCCAAGAGCTTGATTTTCATGAACATATTGTCGTAAAAGTATGTGACACATTTACGAAAAAAAAGGGAGTATTTAACTCCCTTTGTATTAACTATAAACTCTTGTGCCTTGTTTATCAATTATCAATGCTTGTCTTCTAGGTTTTCCATTTGGTTCATTTGGAATGCTTATATGCGTCCATCTATCAAATTCTCGAATGATTTGATCAAATGGTATGTCTGATGCAATTATGGCTTTAACTACATCATTTGGTGTCAAAGTAGGCACACGAAAATCGCAAGCGCAACCCACACGATGCTGAGAACGATCAGAGCTTCCCACCGAGTCATTAACTTGTTTAGATCTAAACGCTGAGTTAACCATAATTGGCTTGTTGCCAAGTAATCCTTTGACTTGCTCAAGAAGCTCTGCCAGACGTTTAAGATTGTTTTTTTCAAGGTCATTAGGTTCATTATTAAACTCCCTGTGGTCAGTTACTGTTAATTCTTCAAGAGAAAAATGGGGTGTAAGTTGTGTCATGGTGTAGGACTTGATTTGTGAAGCAAGTCATCTTTGGCTTGTGAACCACTAGATGAACCAAAATAATAAGATAGTACTAACATCAAAGCACCATCTAAAGTGCCCAGTACCCTTGCAACCAATTCTCTCATGGATGCGTCAATTACATGGTTGAGTAAGAAGAATTGAACTAACACCCATGCAACCACCACCAAGACTGAGAGTATTGGGGGAATAAAGATTAAAAACTCCTTCATTTCTGTATAAGTCCATTTGTGATGACTACAGGTGCAATCGTGAGTTTATTAACTGCGTTGTTCAAAGCATTTAAATCTGAGGTAATCAAAGAATTGTATGCTGTTGCTTGATTGGTCAAAGCAGTAGATACGTTAGTTGCGTTGGTTGATGCCATGCCAGACAAAACTGTGTTGGCGTTGTTAGCCATGCTTGTCAACGCTGTGTTTGAGCTACTACCCATGTTGGACAGAGCCATCGTTGCGTTACTCGCCACACTTGTAATTGCTGAATTACCATTTGAGGACATACTTGCTTGGTTGTTAGACCCAGTATTGGCAATACTAGCAAACGTACTGTTGGTGCTCAAAGCAGTCGTTGTAGCGTTGTTAGACTGGGTTGTGGCTACCTTGGCATTGGCGTATATACCAAAACCTTGAACAGCAGAAGGAATCAGCAAAGAAGCCCATTTGAGCATATCGTCCCCTGAGCTTCTAGGAGCCTCTAGACGCTGTTCTTGAGCATTACCACCCATACCAAACTGCATGGACATGACCGCCGCAACCGATGCTGTAGGGTCACCCTTTTTGACAATCTCAGCCAATACAGCATACCTAGCTTTTTCAGATTCAGCCTTGTACCTAGCAATAGCCACCTGAGTTTCTGAGTATTTTGTATAGTCAGTAGAAGCGCACCCTACTAAAGCTAAAACAATCAATGGCGTGGTTAGTTTAATCATCAATCTTCTCCTTGAGGGTTTCTCTTACTTGGTTGTAGGTGGCGATGCAAGCGTTGAGTGCGATGATGGCCTTGTCACCGTCTGCTGTGATGTTGATAAGATCTTGAGAAGTCTTTGGGTCAAGATCGGCTCTTGCATTTGAATCTCCATTGGTAACTCTGGTGGTGTCGGAGGAACATACACTATTGGAGGCGAGGGGGATTGACAAGCGCAAAGCACCAGACTGCACGTCAGCACTAAGCTTGTAAATTCTAGTCTGTGCTTCATTATTTGCCTTCCTCAATTCATTTGTGGTTGTAGTTACTTTGGCGTTTAGCTCGGTTTCTTTGGCACGAGCTTCTTGATTAGCTCTTGCAACCTTTGCCACAGCCTCGTCATAACATTCTTTATATCCTGCATGGTGACCATAAAAATACGCTCCTATGATTGAAAGTATTACGCTAAGTAACACCCATGGATTGAATAAACTAAGCATTACTTATTTTCCAACTTCTTTACAAGTTTCTGCACTTTGATCTCGGTCTGCCTTACATCCATGTACATCCACATCAATACAGGCATAAAGAACAAAACAACACACAACAAAACCACAATTACGATGACGTAGAAGGTATCATCGTCAGGATCATCATCCACATCCACAGGATCACTAGAGTAACTACTACTCCGATTGTTACTCTGTGTTTGATTCGGTTTATAACCAGTCTTCGTTGCCATGCCACTGCCTTTTTTCTGTCCGATTCCTCTTTTCGTGCCAGTTGCTGTTGGTTGGCAATGTGTCCAATCATTTTGTTGACTCTGCTATACAAATCCTTAAATTCAAGTGGAACGTGGTACACCATGTACTCTCTCAGTTCCTCGTTTAACTTTTCCATCTGCAAGTCAGCAATTACCAACTTGATTGCAATGTCCTGTCCTTCTTCATCCCCTACCTTGCTTGCTGTTGTCTCTTGCTCTTCTTTGTAGTGTTTCAAACCGTTGTAGGCATGAAAGAACTTGGTCAAAGCATCAGCAACTTGGGCATAAATCTGGTTTTCATCAAACTCAGGAGCCTTTTGTTTTACCTTCTTAGTGGGCTTTTCAACAGATTTTTGTTGAATTTGTTCTTTCTTGCCACCAAAAAGACCAGTTAAGAAACCCCAAACTCCCTTGGCATCCTCTTGGATACCCTTGAAATCTCCTACTACTCTATCAAGCTCATTCTTTGCATTGACAATGTACTGCCTTCCCTCCTTGTACATTTCGCATGATTCTTTAACAAGCTTGAAGGCCGAAGAAGCCAGAGCGACAAGGGTAAATGGATCAATTTTTTAACTTTCTTTCTTAATATTTGCTTTTAGTTTTAAAAAATTAACATTAAGGTAAAAGCCCAGTTTTACGATTTAATTCATAAGCAATAGCTTCCCGTGCCTCTTGTGATTCTATAGAGTTAGGATCATTAGGGTCTAATTTAATATTTATAATTCTATTGCTATTAGGATTTATCAAGTAATTTTTTCCACCTGACATAATATGCAAATATCCACTAGCATCTTTCCATTGATCTGCTATTGGATTAATTGTTGATGAATAAACATCCCCTGTAGCATTTGTGCTTTGTGATGCAGGTCTATAAACAGGAACTGGACTAGGACTAGAACTAGCTCTATCTGCACGAAATTTTAAATCTTCAGCAGTTGGTGCTATTGTGTTTGCATCACTAGCCAATGATAAAGATTGCATATAAGGTGTCCAATCTTTATATTGCCCTTTGTAAAGTTGGTTCATAATAGCCACAGAATTTTGTGGATTTGTAGCCTTTGCTATTCTTGCTAAATTATTAACATCTTTTGCAGATAAATTTGGATGTTGTGATATTTCTTTTAAAAGAGTTGGGTCAGTTATCCCAAACACTTTTTGTACATTTTGATATGAATCATATTGATTGATCAATGCTTGTCGATCAGCACGATTAGTTATTGCTTTAATTTGCTCATCGATAGGTTTATTTGGATCGTAAGTAATGTCGGCAGATGGTTGACTTGTCAAACCTTGTGGTTGTTGCATTGCCTGTGGTTGTTGCATTGCCTGTGGTTGTTGCATTGCCTGTGGTTGTTGCATTGCAGACATACTTGCAAGTGGTGAAGGTGGTGTAACACTTGTAAGTATAGGTGTACCCTCTGATGTAAAAGTCCCTTGTGGGCCATATAACACATCATCACGCAACATATTACTTGTATCCACCAAAGGACTTATTGGTGGAGGTGGTGGTGTAACACTTGTAAGTATAGGTGTACCCTCTGATGTGAAAGGCCCTTGTGGGCCATATAACATATCATTACCTTCACCACCACTCGTATCTAGTAAACGACTTATTGGTGGAAGTGGTGGTGTAACACTTGTAAGTATAGGTGTACCTTCTGATGTGAAAGGCCCTTGTGGGCCATATAACATATCATTACCTTCACCACCACTCGTATCTAGTAAACGACTTATTGGTGGAGGAGTTGTTGGAAAACCAGTTGAACCTGTTTGACTTGAATCAGTGGGATAACCTTGTATTGGAGGAGGATTTAAAAAATTAGTTAAACCTGTTTTACCTTGATTAAACATATTTTGTATGTTTTGATTGGTTTGATAGGCTTCATTTTGACTAGCCAATAATTGACGTTGAGCAGTTACATCATCGCCTGTTTGTCCTGCCAAAGCATTCCATTGTGCATTTAAAGTTGGATCTGAAGAAAAAGCCATGATTTATCCTTTTACATTCCTAAAAATTTCTTGAAAAACTCACCTGCCACATTAGGCCCCAGAAGAACAAGCAACATCACTCCATAAAGCAAATACTCTATCTTTGCCATACGCTTTTCCCCCTCTTTGAGAGAGTTGGCTATTTGTTGGTATCTTTCTTCACAGACAGCAACGTGAACAGCTAAATCTTTGTCAGTATCATTCATGGTTCAGTAGGCCAAATCATGTCCCAAGGAAACCCTGTTTCTTTAGGTAAATCCCTTAGTGCCTGTCTATATGTTGCCCATGTAGTCTTGTCTACAGGTGAATCTGCACTGAGCGTAGTCGTTCCTGCAACTGCCGAGTCCAACAAGTTGGTGATAGCGTTGTTTACTGTATTGCCCCAAGTACCTTGCAAGTCACCTGTGGTCGGCAACGCCAGACCAAGCAGGGGGGAGAAGTTAGTTACTGCCATGTGTTACCCCGGTGGATTAGTGTTTGCGGCTGGTTCAACTGGTGTTTCCACAACTGGGGGCGCAACGTACTGCGCAGGAACGTATTCCCAGTCCAAAGGCAGGCCAACCCAGTTCACATGGTTCCACACCCACTTAGCTGTGACGTTTTCATCAGGCGGTGCAACATCGGTTGAATACGGAATCTGCTCGTCAGAGGTTCCGCAATATAGGCCAGAGATTTCAAATTTGTAGTACATGATTATTCAATCCTTGCAAACATAACAGCGTTAGCATTTGTTGGGGTTACAACGGCTGACCCGGTTCTATAAAAACCACCACCAGCAACCGCTGTTGTTTTACTGCAAACATTCCCCGAAGTACCACCATAATAAGCGCCACCATTAGTACCTCCAAAAGCCGCTGTTCCTCCCCCTAAACCGTCAGGCGATACAAAAGCATCACCAACAAAAGTATAGTCTGTGTTAGAACCCAAATTAGTGACGGAACTATTTTTCCAAGTAGCCCCCCCATCATTTGTTATAGCGCATTGATCAAATCCAGATTGACTGTTATACCCTAATAATATAACATTATTTGAATCATAGTAAATAATACCACCTTGATAAGCACCGTTTTGTATTGCCATGCTATTAGCTGGAACAGACACGATTGTCCAAGTAATAGCATCTGTTGAGGTAAGAATTTGTGGTTGGCCTTGTGGAACAAAATAAAATCTACTTGCATCAGAAAATACTAAACCGCTAGAAGATAATGTTCCAACTGGAAATACAACTGATGTAAATGACGCGCCATCATTAACTGAACGATATACGCCAGTATTTGATTTGCTTATAAGAACCGTTGAACCTCTATAAGCTATAGCACCACTACTATCTATTGGAAGAGTTCTACTTGTCCATGTTGCACCACTGTCAGCGCTAAAATAACTTGTAGTAGCCGTATCGGCTGTATACATTAATTTTGCTGCATCAGTAGAATTTAATTTTTGAAATTTATCAGCAGTGCCACTGTACGGAGTAGATGCGCAAGCTGACCAACTTACACCACCATCAGTTGATTTTCTCCAATTCCCAGCAAGACATAAATAGCAATTGTTGCCATTTCGATAAAAGTCAACCGTAGCTGTACTTGCAATAGTTACGCTTCCTAAAACAGTAAGTGTTGTGTTACTAGTCCATGCAATTCCATCAGTTGATGTTGCCGTAACATAAAAAGTGCTAGTTCCATCCGCTACTACTAATATAAATCTTGCCCCGCACCAAAATACGCACAATCTATTATCTTTTGGTTTAGACCTTCCATTCACTCCTACTGTACAACTTTGACCGCTACTAAAAGCACGAACATTATTTAAATCAAGAGTTGTTGGAAGACCTGTAAGAGTTACTAAAGACCAGTTTAAGCCGTCTGTCGTAGAAACAGCACCAAAGGTACTCCCCGCTGTAGCCGTATAAGCAAAAATTGTAGTGTTATTACTTGCAACAACAATATTTCCGCCAGCAGCAGCCGAAACAAAATTGGCGGTAATAGGCAAAGAAATATTTTGTGCGCCAGCGCTTGTTACCGTGGTGACAATTGGCGTAGTGGTTCCGCTACAACCGGGAAATACCGTAACACCTGAAGCTGATATTCTTTGTGCGGGAAGCGGTGAATACGGATACGCAGAAGTAAGACTGGCTTCAGATGCGGTCACTAAAGCTATAGTGCTGGAAAGAGCCGTACTAGCCGCCGCTAAATTATTTTTAGCCGTAGTACTTAAATTTGAAGCCGCTGTATAACTTCCAGTTTTAAGCCATTTGGATGACCCGGCATTGTAATAAAAAGGCGTTGCCATTAGCTGTGTAATTTCTCCAACCGAAAATCGGCTCAGGCTTGAAGGTGGGATATTGTTAAATGACATGATTAAACTCCGTAAACATTGACTGAGACATTGGCTGTGTCAGAGTACACAACCACCAACTTTGCACTGCCTGATGTCAGGCCAGACAGTTGCATGACATTGTTTGCTTGAAGTACCGAGTCATAGACGAAGTATTCAGCATTAGTAGGTGTTGCCGCAGCAGCCAAGGGTGCAATACGGATGTTGACGTTTGCATTATTGCGGTTGCAGACATTGACCGTGAATGACTGCGACCCTGCTGGCAGTGTGCAGATTGTTGTGAGGGTTGCAGCAGAAAGGTCTGCCGAACCTAAGAGTCCTGTGGTCATGGTATTTCCTTATAAGTTTATGTAGTAGAACAGATCGGTTAACGAAATCCCGCTAGAAGGAAGCAGTTGAAACGTGGGGGGCGCTCCTGCATTGGCAGTCAACACATACCCTGCTGTGCCTGCGGCGGTGGTGGCCAAGGCAGTCGTCGTGCTTGCGTAGGTCACGCCATACTGGGTGAATGCGCTTGATTGACCTGTGCCGCCGTTTGTATTTGCCAGTGTCCCAGCCAGCGTGATTGCGCCAGAAGTTGCAGAGGCAGGGGTTAGGCCCGTTGTGCCGCCAGCAAAGGTTGTTACACCAGAGGCCGCTGTTTGTGCAAGCAGCTTGACAACGCCAGAAGAGTTCTTAAAGTACAGCTTTTCGTCAAGGGTGTTGAGCGCAAGCTCACCAGCAACAAGATTTACCGCAGATGGGGCCGTAGAAGCCGTTGTACTGTAGTACAACGATATTGGTGTATAGCCTGACTGTGCCATTAGAATGTTCCCCCTGATATTCCACTAGTGATTGTACTATTAGTGGCGTTAAATGTTAAGCCTGTGCTTGTATTTATAGCTTGATTTCCTGTAGCAGATGATGCAAACGTAATATAGTTTGTAGCACCTGATCCTGAAGTTAATGCTAAGTTTGTGGCATTGGTTGAATTGGTTGCATTTGTAACTGCAGTAGAACCTATGACTGATACTACCTGAGCACCAGTTGCTGAAGTAAATGCTGAAGTTCCATTGCCATAAGCCAATCCAGTCAGAGTAGCTACCCCTGTTCCCCCATTTCCAACCACCAATGTACCTGATAAGGTAATTGCCCCTGTTGTCGCTGATGAAGGCGTTAAACCTGTTGTACCTGCAGTAAATGACGTAACACCACCTGAAGAGGCAGACCATGTAGCAGTTGTACCATTTGATGTTAATACATAACCATTTGTGCCAATACCAAGTCTTGTGGAACTATTTGTGCCATTACCAATGATTAAATCACCAGTTGTGGTAATTGGAGATAATGCATTAAATGCCGAACTAGCAGTTGTTTGCCCAGTACCACCATTTGTTATAGATAAAGTACCTGATACCGTCACAGCACCAGTCGTGGTTGTAGAAGGAGTTAATCCAGTAGATCCAAAGGTAATTGAGCTAACTCCACTACCTGAACCTGAGAACTGCACCCAAGTAATAGCAGTGGTACCCATGGTTCCACCTGCATTTGAGGTACAAACCCATCCAGTGTCTGCAAGAGTACTTCCAGTTTCAATAAAAACAAATGAACTAGGAACTTCTGCCCATACATCCATGTCTGTAGCACGAGTCAACACCCATGCAACTGATGCAGAACCTACTGTAGTAACTGTATAAATACCATTTTGAGCAGAAGTACTTTGATTTTTAATTAAAACCCTGTCTCCAACTGAATTGGTAATACCATCAGCAGAAAAAGCCACCAATGTACTTGAGTTGGTCAAAGTAGCACCAACGCCCAATGTTCCATTACTATAAGTTGCTGTGAAATTGGCAGTTGAACTGTTCACAACAGATGCTTTAACGTCCAATCCCTGTGCAATATTGTCTACATACTGCTTAGTAGCCAATTGAAGGGCTGAAACTGGATCTTGAGTGACCGTCACAGTGGTCAAACCACCTAAAGTAAGGCTTGTTGCACCTAAGGATATGCTTGTAGTACCAATAGTAACTGAACTATTAGTTAAGCTTGCGTTAGGAATTAAAGTGTTAATAGCACTTGAAGGAATACTAATTGTTGTAGTGCTTGCTGATGTCAACTGACCTTGAGCATTTACAGTAAATACTGCTACAGCAGACGCACTTCCATAAGTATTTGCACTAACACCTGTATCTGCTATTGAAATGGTACCTGCAGAGGTGATAGGGCCTCCTGTAAGCCCTGTTCCTGTAGATATTGAGGTAACACCTGTACCTGTAGTAATAGCTCCCCAAGCTCCATTAGCATAACCCTCAAAGGTACCTGTTGAGGTGTTATACCTTAAAGTACCATTAGAGCCTGATCTTTGAGCAGTTGTGCCTGCAGGGATAGTCAATCCTGAAGTACCTGTTAAAACAGGATTGTCAGCAATTGCAATTGTTGGAGCACCACCAGAGGCATTACCATTGGTAATAGTAATTGAATTGGCAGTACCTGTAATGGTTGTTTGACTAACAACAGTCCCACTTACAGTTAACAGTCCTGTGCCTGAAACTGAGGCAAAGTTAGCCATAATTCCTGACAAACTAATTGTAGGGTCACCACTAATACCACTGCCATTAGATATAGAAAGCCCTGAGCCAGATACAGCAACTGATCTGTTAATCAATGTGGTACTGCCTGTCTTAACTTGGAAACCTGTTCCAGAGGTCACCAAGGCCAAAGGAGCACCAACCAAGTTAATAGCAAAGGTAGAGCCTGCACCACCATCTACAGTGGTCATTCCTGCACCTGTGGTGATGTATCTAGATGAACCCAAAGCACCTGTAGCTTGAGTCATCAAGAAAGGGTAAGTAGACAGGTTAGAGGTAGCTTGGATAGCTCCTGTGGTTGTCTGTACAGTTACCCCATTTTGAACGACTGGAACTGCCTCAGTGCCTGTTAGAGCACTTGCTGTTGGTAATTGCGTGATGGTTACATTTGCCATGTCATTGTCCTGCTGATGGACTCAAAGTGTCCAAGTTACCATTTTGTTGTGGGGTCTGAGTATTTTGTTCTGGAGACAAGTCATACTGGGTAGTTCCTGTGGTCTCAATTGCATCTGGAACAACTGCAATACTATCATCTGGACGAGGAAAGCGTATGGTTATTCTCTCTGTGGGGCGTGCGGCTAATCTGTAGGGATCAATGTTATCTGCACAGCCTTGGTCACACACACGAAGTCCGGGGAAGTTTGGGTCGCTCCTCATCACCGAATGAGCACGCTTCATCTTGCACCTATCGCAAATTGCAATAGATAATGTTGCGTTGCCAAGAGTGTCTAAGAAAATTCCCATGTTTACCTCGTATAAACCGAGATATTCGGGGCAAAGTACTCAGGGCTTTTATCTCTTTCTTCTTGCTCAACATCGTAGAGGAATTTATCAGCCATTTTTTCTAAATAAGGTATGCGTGTTGGGTCAATTGTTGGCAATTCCAAACTCATTCTGTGGGCTAACATAAAAATAACTGCTTCATACCATCTCTGAGGTATAGCTAATTGACCAGAAAGTGATCCAACATCTTGAATATAGGCTGAATACCATACAGTCATCTGTACAAAATAGGTATTTGGCACAGGCCATAGAGCCAAAGTAGGATATGGAATGTTTCTCTCAAAGTAAAATTGAAATGGCTGATTAGCAGTAAAGTTTTTATTAGGTAAATTGGTGTAATCGTCCCTATTTAGCCTAGACATCGTGATTTCACGACTGTTGTTGCCAAAATAAAGCTCACGAAGAGCTAAGGTAGTCCCTCCAGTGGCTTGCATACGGTAGTAAGCTACGTTGGCCCCGGGATCTATGTCTTGCCACACCCACTGCAAATCAGTCACAGCGACATTAGTACCAGTGTATAACGTAGTCCATGTTGCTCCATCACTTGAACTCTGTAGCGTATAGTTCCAAGTTGCACTACCACCACCAGAAATGTAAGGCATAAAACCAATAGAGCCAATATATTGTGGGTCATTAGTTCCATAAACTACCGTGAAATTACCATTTGCTGAAGATTGCTGTGCATAAGTGTCTACATTGCCATCATAGATGTTTGCAACTGAACCACCTGCACTAGAGGTGTAGTTTCCATTGGGTCTAGCCATTGTTCTGTAGAGAACATTCAATACATCATTTGCCCCTGCAGGCAAGTTGTACATATATTGATTGGCATTTAAACCCAACACCAACTTAGTAACAGCAAAGTACTGAATACCTCTGTTCATCATGTTGGACAAAAGGAAGTACAGGTTCTCTCTTGCGGCTATCTGCTGTTCAGACGTAATCTCCTCAGCAAACTTCCCACACCTACGCACAGCGTGATCAATAACTGTCTGTACGCTGACAACTGTTTGACCTGTTGTACCTGAAAATGCCATGATATTCCTTTACCAACCTGAGCAGTTCCAACGCTTTAAAGATGCCTTCGCTCTTGGTGCATCCCCTTTAGCGTGTTCAACTACTCCAGACATTCTTGCACAAAACGAATCTTTCCTAGCACCACCTTGAGGCTGTGGAGCCTTTAAATGGCTTCCAGTCTCTCTGTTGTACTTTGCCCTACCTTTGGCTGTTAGACCTGCTCCCTTGCTTACAGGAAGTTTCTCGCCACGACCTATAGCTAATGAAGGATTCTTTGCCATTACCAACAAGGGCAGACTTTTCCACCCCCCTTATGTTTTGCAGTTTTAGCTGATTGCTTGAAAGCATCTGCAGTTGGAGCACCTTTAGATCCTGTTTTACGCATATGTTCACCAGAACCTTCAGCAATACGTTCCTGTTTTGCATGGATATTGGCATAAAGTCCACCTTTGGCAAACTTCTTACCCTCATCAGCCTTAACAAATTCTTTGCCTACTTTTTGTGGAACACCACCATATCCACCCTTGGTGTGGGCAGATATTTCCATCAGTTTATGTTGAGCAAGTGATTTGCTTGGCATGATTAACCTAATGGGTTAACGTAATGTTTTTGCATTTCAAGAATGACTGTGTACGCATCCCCTGCACTACCATCTAAAGTAGTAAAAGAAATAGATCCAGTTTTTCCTGATCCTGAATTGTTTGTCAATCCACCAAAACTTGAATAATCTTGCGTGTACGCATT